ACGTGCCATCTTCACAGACAATAGAATCATAGCCATGTCATGCGCTGTTATACTACTGCCAGCGTAAGCGTTGTAGATATCAGCAGCCCTCTTGTGCATCTCAAAGGGGTCTCCATATTCGTGGCAACGATCCCCTTCAATCAGGGCTGCGGCCTCCGTTGGAACACGTCCTCGTTCTGTCATGATTGTCATCCTCTTAGGTTTTCTGGGTGCGGAACGTGGGTTGTTAGCAAAAAACGTCCGCGTCTTCAAGTCTTTCTTTTACTTGCTACGCAAGCATTTGTTCTTGATAGTTTCTATATCATTAGTTCGTCTGTACTTCGGATCGTCCTCCAAGTAGATTGCAATGGTCGGCAGGCCAGTCCACAGGGATATCTCTCTGCGGTACTGGATAGTCTTACTCAACGCATCAGGATCAAGTGCCACCAGAACACGAGAGTACTCGCCTATGTATTCCATATGCTTTGCGCTAAGCGATGTGCCTAAGATCGCCATACTAGTGACATCCTGTATTTCTTGTGCAGCTATGATAGCTGACAGGACATCCTCTACTATCAGCAATGTCTTACCTGACCCAGCGAAGTAGGCGGGTGCCTGCCCTGTGTATCTGTACCACTTAGGTATCTTACCTTTCAGCGATCTACCTATAGCGTCTATGATCCTGCCCTTCTTATAGATCGGGAATACACACCGTGCATCCTTGACGTCATACATCAGGCCATACGCAGGGACTTTCCACTTATTCAGGAACCCATGAAAGTCTTTCATCTCCGGCGTAGGTTGCACAACGTACTGAGGTATCTCCATCGTAGGTGTCTCTTCACGTACCATGTCCTGCTGGCCTCTCTTGCGCATCTGCATCTGTATCTCTTGGGCTGTCAGGCCAATGTTCACGGCACCCTTGATGCGACATGCTAACTTATAACAGTTATATATGAAGCGCCCGCTATCGTTGAACACAGTGAACGTGTTGCTACCTCGACATACCGGACAAGTACCCCGATAAGTGCCGCCGGATTCGATGTTCAAGCCTTCGACGTGCTTAGTCAGGTTCGTCTTCGTCATCATCATTACCTCTTGCAGCTAGCGCCTTTGCAGCACCCCTGAATGTGTTGACCATATAGGGCCGCAGACTAGTTGCACTCTTATGCCCTGTCACCTGCATGATACCAATGATATCGACATCACCCTCCATCATCTCTGTCACTGCTGTCCTGCGTAGGTCCATTGCAGTCAGAGTAGATGGCAGGCCTGCTTCCTCCAAGATCTCGTTAGTGATCCGGGATATGTCCGACTTGTTGTATGGATAGTATACAGTATTCTCAGCGGTAACACGGGGTGCAACGTACTTCTGAAACCCGAAGTCCTCCTTCTGTTTGTGTAACATACGACAGAGGCTCTTGCCTATTGGTAGGTGTACCGCAGCGCCGCGCTTAGACTGCACGATATCCAGCCTGCACTCATCTAAGTTAACATTATCCCACGTAAGCAGACGCATGTCGCCTACACGCTGCCCCCACTCGTAGGACATCTGCACGATCAGGCCCATGTTGCGCCAGTTCCACGAGTTGTATGCTGTTTCAAGGAACTTCTTCACCTGATCCCGCTGCCACATCACACGGCGCGGCTGTGTAGATACCGTCCGCACTAGCGAGATCGGGTTGTGATCCGCCATACCTGTACGCATCCCGTATTTCCAAGCAGCACTCACACACGCCTTGCGATAGTTAGCAGACCGAACACCGGACGTCAGCCAGTTCTCGTATGCCGTGATCGCGTGACGCACCTCTAACTTGTTTGCACGATAGTTACCAAAGTGTTTGTTGTGCTCGATAGGTGTGCTGCCTGCCTTGCGTAGGTGGGTCTCGTAGTCCTTCTGCGTACCGCCCTTCAGCCGTGCAAAGTCTGGGCTGTGCAGGTACGCATCGAATATCTTTCCAACTGTGTGTCGCATGTCCTCTCCATGTACATCATATGATTAGTCTACCGTATCACGCTGCTCCCAAAGATTGTAGAACTTCCGCTGCAATGCTGCGGATGTATCCGTTAGTGCTCGCTCCAACCTCGCCCTTGATCTCATGAAGGGCATCAATCGCGTAGGCAAGATCTCTCTCTAGGGTCGCAACACGATTAAGCGGGTGCCAATCATCCAGCGCAGGCCAAGACGCAGGGAATAGTTCTGCCATTTTACTTGCTATTGCGTCTGCTATGTCCCGTGTCTCTGCCTGTGTATCGGGTGCTTGACGTAGCGCACACATGTCGTGGAATGCGTCGAGACTACCTGACCAGTACCACTCAGTCATGGTAGACTGTGGCAGTACCATGCGGGCCTGCTCAGGCGCTACCCCAGATTTGATTAGTGTTGTGTAGTCCTCAAACGCTTGAAGATTAAAGCCTTGTACCCAGTCTTCTAGTGGGTGTAACATAGTTCCATCAGGTGGGCAGCACTCTTCGCAGCCACACCCAATGTCCATGTGCGTCACAACACCCTCAGACCCCTGCTTCTTGTCAGCACTGCGTCCACGCCATACCTCAGGAACATAGAACTCAGGTTCCTCATCGACATACCTACGGCTGATCTCATTCCAGCGCAGGAACTTATGCTTCACAAGCTGCCGTGCGACGAACACGGGAGCCTTGATGTGGAAACTAGCAAAGGCATGACCGAAGGGTGACATGTGCCGGTGCTTAGCGAGGTACTTAATCAGCCTGTGATCCTTCGGCTTCAGCGTATCCATCTCGCCACTGTGTACCGTAACGGGCCAGTCACTATCTTGGGCGAACGACACCCGCGCAGCATTCACGACTGACAGGTCAGTACCCATATGATGGACGTATTCTACCTGCATCATTTCTTGATCCTCTTCAGAGTGCGTTCCATCTCGCGGCTAGTATGGCGATAGCAGAATACGAAGCCTGCAACGTAAGCAGCAATAAGCACTGCACCAAGTATCTGTAGACCTATCATGTTATTCTTCTCTCCTTTTTTTTAGAACAGCGGGTGATGTGTATCACCGTTCGCTATACGTTGCTTGATGTTAACGAGTATCGCAGTCAGCTGGTCAGCTTCCTTATCGTTACCATCCCATGCTGCCTTAATCATCCTGTCTTCGACCTCAGCATACATCTTCTGGATCGGCTGCAAACATGCTTGCAGATCTCGTTTGTTTCCACCTGTGTTATTCATCGTTAGTCCAACTCCTATGTTGAGTGTTAAGCCTCCAGTTCACCCAGCTTTCCTGACAGTGACCCTTCCCGAACAACCTGTCAATCAGATGTGTGCAGTTCTTACGCCGTCGCCGTCGCAGTTCGTGTTGCCGGGCGCTGAATGTCTGACCATCCGCACCACCCAGCATCACGTTTATTAGTACAGATACAGCCCGCGACACTCTGATAATGTACTGCTCAGTTGATGCACGATAGCTCATAACGTAGCCCATTCTGTTCAGCTGTGATGTCCTCCGCCCATGTCTCCGCCTCTGCTTTAAACTTGAAGTGCCTATAGCAAATAGCTTGGCCAGTATCGCCAGACAGGATCATTACTTTATGGGGGTACGAGATGCGTCGCTTGTTTGTATTGCTAAACATTCTTCAGGCCTTTCAGTTTCTCGTTCAGCAGGTCAAGCCTAGCCCGAATGTTTTCCACTTTGAATTGCTGCTTCAGGGAATCCATCGTCGGATTGCGCGGCACCTCATCAATAGCTGCCCGCAGTTCAGCACGAGTAACAGCAATCTCGTACTGAATGTTCTCAATCTCTCCGCATACGCTCATGTCAAATAACCCTCCGGTATACTGAGCCTCGGCCCTTGCGTTTTGCTTTGCCTTCAATAGCGCCCATCGCCAGCAGATCATCAACAGCATCTCGCCATGCTTGGCTGTTGCCTCCACACCACTTGCGATAGTTCACCTCAGTTAACTTGATGTCATCTCCGATATCGTAATTGTGTGTCAGGTAGGTCCACAGGAATACAGTGTTCTTGCTGCGCCGTTCGAGCAGTCGCTGCATCATGTGCTGCGAAGCCATATCTTGCGCCGTATTCATAGCGAACCAGCTTTTTCTTGCATGGGTGTTGGTAATGTATACGTCGATGGGTCCATTGCCTACGCCGTAAGGGGATGCGCTTTCTGGGTCGAGTTTCATTGTGGTACCTCCATGAGTGTTTCGCGCAGCATTGCGCGGTAAAAGCAGTGCTCCATATGGTCCGTGTCTTTAAGCAATGCTTTGTCAAATAACGTTGTGTCCACATCTTCGTCGATCAGCCTCAGAAGATAACAGACCTGCTGTTCTGTTAGTTGAACTTCGTGTGTCTTATACTCCATTTGATTTTCCTCTCTGTGTTATCTTGCTTCAGTTATTCCGGCGGATCGGCCAGCTTTCAGTGATCCACCAATGTCTACCGTCTTCCTCTTTCTCATCCACGATGA